GAAACTGAGTTAGGTGTTAATGGATTTAAAGCGTTTAAAGCAATATGGAAAGAACATCCTGAGCGTGATGAGAAGTGGGCAGATGAAGAACGTGGTCGCATTGGAGATGAAAGATTCCGTCGAGAACATTTGTGCGAATTTATCATCAATGATGAGACATTAATTAACGCTACTAAGTTATTTGATTTAGAAGGCGTAGAGCCATTGTTTAAGCACGGACAAGTACGTTGGTACAAGAAACCAGAACCTGGAAAAATGTACTGTATTGCACTTGACCCTAGTTTAGGCACAGGTGGAGACCCTGCCGCTATTCAGGTATTTGAAGCAGGTAGCATTACACAAGTAGCAGAGTGGAGACATAATAAGTCAACTATTCCACAGCAAATACGCATAATGCACGAAATCATTACGTACATTAACGATGAAATAGATGACCCACAGAGTATTTACTACACGTTAGAGAACAATACAATCGGCGAAGCCTCGTTGATAAGTTTAGAAGAGTTTGGTGAAGAGCAGTTTCCAGGCATGATGTTAAGTGAAACCAAGAAAGCAGGAGTTGGAAGACGTTTCAGAAAAGGATTCACAACAACAAACAAGAGTAAGTTAACTGCGTGTGCTAAGATGAAAACACTAATTGAAACAGGTAAACTTACTGTAAACAGTTCTGCATTGGTATCCGAACTTAAAGGGTTTGTAGCACATGGAACAAGTTATGCGGCTAAACCGGGCGGAACAGATGACTTAGTAATGTCAACTGTACTAATAATTAGAATGCTACAAACACTACAAAACTATCATCCCGAACTTAGTAATAGTATTAAAGACTACAACGACTCGGTTATAGAACCTATGCCATTTATACTTTTTTAAATGGAGTATTTAATTGTATCTCCTATTGGTGGATTTGGAAACCACATTCGGTGGTTGATGTTACTTGATGATAAGTTTAACCTTTTTGATGATGTCGTCGTCGCATCAAGGTGGGACCGTAAGCTATACAATGACCTAAAAGGGGGTAGTTGGCCAATATACGGGGATTTTAACTCAATGCCAATGTATGTTAAACATGAATGCCATGAACTCCTACCATCTATATTTTTAAAATACGATAATAATATTAATGGAAAGAGTTCCTTCATTATGGAGCATGTTTATCCCAATAACAGAACTTGGCACAATTGGTTACAAACAGAATGGGGGTTTCGGGATTGGGCGGATGGATATATTTCATTTTCCCATAATCTAGACCATGAATATATTAAAAACACTATTGCAGTAACAATAGAACCTGAATTCGCATACAAACGTTATCTGAAGTTTAACTCATGTAATAATAACCAAAGTAAAGAACAAACAATTTCCGAGATTGAGAAATATAATTGCAAGATACATACAAATACTGTATCAAATCGTATCATAATTGATGCCAATGTTATATACGATGAACATTTAAATTATGAACTGTATACTAGATGTATTGAAGCATTTTCTTTAACGAATAACTACCAAGATGCGTGTGTGATTCATAAACAGTGGCATCAATTACACCAAAATGCCGAAATTGATATCGTACAAGATATAATTAATATGTATAAAAAATAATAAATACATAAAACCATTACAACACATAATCATGCAAGAGAACACATCACAAAAGTTATTCAATCTATTATTAAGTAAAGATTTCGATGTTAAAACACTTGACTCATATGGTAAGTCAATTACAGATATTGTAGAAGCAGATATTTTTAGTTTTGATTTTGTTAGCAATAAAGTAAATTACGGCACAGTTGTTATATTATTGGGAGAAGATACTAATTTTGAAATTTTCTTCGGAGATAATATTGGTCGTGGACTAGAACGCGATGCTAAGAACACATGGTACGAGTTATTATATCAATTGCGTATGTTCGCAAAACGTAATATGATGAGTTTTTCTCTTAAGAATATTAATAAGTTAAAGCATACTATGCAAGGGATGTCTGCAATTAATGAAGGTTTGTATGAGGGGTGGAACGGAACGAGTAAATCTAGTTACAATCCACAGAAGAATAAAACTAAGTTAATTATACGCCATAATAAAAAGATTGCAGAAGGAGACCAACGTTTCCGCAATATTAGTTCAATATTCATTGAAAATAGCGATGGAGAACGATTTAAGTTGCCATTCAAGAGTATTGCTGGCGCTAGAGCAATGGCTAGACATGTTTCAGAAGGACATACCCCATATGATGCATTTGGATTACATGTTACCGAAACGATTGACAACATAAACACGATAGGAAGTTTTTTGCGTGTTAAAAGCATTAATGAGAATGATGCATCAAGTAAGATATTTGAAACATGCAGTCACCATAATAAAAAACTTAAGAAAAACATTAAATTGATGAGTGGTGTTCGTGGTTACAAGAAATATACAGAATCTTGGTCACCAACCACAGTTAATGAAGATGAACATTTAATTGAGAGAGTACGTAGTTTGCTGATTCCAGAAGGAGAATCAGATAGCAGAGTCAATGATGTGTTGCCTGTGCTTGCAAATTTAATAGCAGAATATCGTACACATGATAATACGACAAAATCATCAACTATGGAGAGTGATAACACCATGCTAGAATTAGAAATGTTTGAAAGTTGGGCAAATAATATTACAGAAGGAACGTGGGCGATACCTGATTCTCCCGAAGCATTGTATAGATTGAAAGAAATATTAAGTAAAGAACTTCCAGTTGGGGTTGATGCTACTAATGCCACTGAAGTTCTATATGATGTCATCGGTGATGATGAATTATTTGATAATCTTGGTGATTTGGCAAGAGATGACCCAGAGGCAGATGCAAGATTTGCTATTGTTAATTGGATGAAGGATTACGGGTTAGAAATTAATGAAATGGGTGCTGATATGACGAAAATCATAATGGACATTGAGGATGGAGAAGACCACCAAGCAGAAGTACAGGGAATTTAAGCCGTATCTGAATTAATTTAACTAAAACCATTATTTCGGTTAAATTAATTTTTATGTTAATTTAATACTGTATATAATTGTTCGTGATTGTTAAAAATATGTAAGTATTTAAATAATCATAAATAATGTGCTTATGTTAAATAAGCATATTCTAATACTCACGAGGGGTATTGGATTTAGGATAATTATATAGGAGAAAGTCAATGTCTTTAGCAGATATTCGTGCTCGTCTAGCGGCACAAGATAACAAAACATCAAATAACAATCAGGGTGGATTAGTATATCCACATTGGAACATCGATACGGGCTCAACTGCAATTGTACGTTTTTTACCAGACGCAAACACAGATAACCCATTCTTTTGGGTAGAACGAGCAATGATTAAATTACCATTCGCTGGTGTTAAAGGAGGCGACGCAAAGGATACGGTCGTTCAGGTTCCATGTGTGGAAATGTATGGCGAGAACGAATCATGCCCAATTTTGGCAGAAGTTCGACCATGGTTTAAAGATAAATCTTTAGAAGATATGGGTCGTAAATATTGGAAGAAACGTACATATGTATTTCAAGGTTTTGTACATACTGACCCAATGAATGAAGATAATGCACCTGAGAATCCAATTCGTAAGTTTATGATTAGTCCATCTATTTTTAATGGTATTAAGGCTAGTCTTATGGACCCAGAAATGGAAGATTTGCCTGTAGATTTCAATAATGGTTTGGATTATCGTATTACTAAGACGCAAAAAGGTCAATACGCTGATTATAGTACAAGTAGTTGGGCGAGAAAAGAGACAGCATTGACTGATGCTGAGCATGCATCCATTGAACAGTATGGATTGAATGATTTGGTTAGTTTCTTACCACCTAAACCAGATGCTAATGCACTAAAGATTATCCACGAAATGTTTGAAGCAAGTGTTGATGGTCAGCAGTACGATGTTGAAAAATGGGGTAACTATTACCGTCCATGGGGTGTTGATAAACCGTCTAGTACACATGAAGTGACCCCAATCGCTGATGTGTCTACTGTTTCCGATTCACCATTTGAAACGCCTGTAGGAGCAACAGAAGTTAAAACTTCATCCAATGAGCAAACTGCGGATATTCTTGCACAAATTAGAGCAAGGCAAAACGTATAGCACATCAATGAAATCATTGGGTACTGATGATTATGAGGGTTTAGTTCTATCTAAACTAAACCCTTCTATATACAACAACGAACTTTTTATTAAAGACCATTTAAATGGATTTGATAATACATATTCGAATTGTATACTTGAGTTTCTTTCTGAAAGGGAATTCAAGTATCCGATTATAACCGAGTACATTCTTTCAGATGAGATAAGGGAGAAGTACAAATCGCTTGATTTACGATTTTCTGCAAAATTTAAGAACAGTATTGATATTGTGCATTTGCAAGAATACAATATTCACCCTGATATAAAATTTAATAATTTTTTATGTAGTTTTAATAAAGCAGGTCATGTTTCTCGCGAATTATTGGTATCGGTATTGCATAAATTTAGGTTATTCAATTTATCTTACTGTAGTAAATACTTTCAAACAACCAATAGCACAGTAGTCGGTCATTTTGATTATTTGAATTTGACTGATAGTGAAACTCGCCTTTATTCAAAGTTTATTACTTCTGATAGTGATTTTTTAAGTAATATTAACTTATTTGGTGAACCATCTTCATTATATGTGAGTGGGATGAGTTCATTGGAGAATAAACTAACTCAAAGTTTCGTTCATTTAGTTAGTGAGTCGATGGCATCCAGCAATCAGGTATTCATCACTGAAAAGTTCTTGTATAGTATTATTACTCGCGGGTTATTTGTCACATATGGGCAACCTCATTGGCATTCTAATTTATACGAACATTACGGATTTAAGAAATACGACAAAATATTTGATTACTCATTTGATGAAATAAAGAATCCAATGGAACGTCTAATAAAATTAATTTCCATGGTTCATAAGTTCTCGTTGTTATCAGTTGATGATTGGAATGACCTGTATCAGATGGAGAGTGATACCATTGAATATAACTACGACCATTATTTTAGTAATGGGTATTTAAAGCAGATGAGAAAATATGGACTTTGATAATATCCCAAATATGGTTGTTCCTGGGAATTATGACTCATTTATAAATGGGGAGTTACCACACTATTTTGGTAATGAGCATCCAATAATATTATTTGATGATTTGGGTGGGTTTGATTCGTCACTTAATAACAAAGTTATTAATTATTTAAAATCAGTAAATTGTAATAAACCAATTGCAACCGAATATATAATCAGTGATGAGATGAAGAAATTGTGGTCACCGTTGGACATATCAGTGTCAGTTGACTTAAAGAATAATGCTGATTTAAAGTACAATCATGGATACACTACTCATCCCGAAATTCAATATGATAATTTTTTATGTTCGTTTAATAATTCTATTAATCATGGTAGAGAATTACTAACATCATCATTGAAAAAATTTGGACTATTTGATGAAACATATTGTAGCAAATATTTCAAGAGTGGTGAATTTTATTTGTGGAGAATATTACAAGATATCAAATCCACGAATGTTGTATGTACTAAGTTCTTTACACACAACAATGAGTTTTTATCTAATGATTTTGTGTTTAAAAATAACGGATGGGATTTTGAATTGGAGAGCAGTGAGCCTTATGGGTTTACTATGATGCGAAAAAATATTTATAATTTAGAACATAAACTAACTCAAAGTTTCGTTCATTTAGTTAGTGAGTCGAAATCCCATTCATATTATCCATTCATCACTGAAAAGTTCTTGTATAGTATTATTACTCGCGGGTTATTTGTCACATATGGGCAACCTCATTGGCATTCACATGTTGAAAAATATTACGGATTTAAGAAATACGACAAAATATTTGATTACTCATTTGATGAAATAAAGAATCCAATGGAACGCGTAGTTTCTTTAATTTCCATGGTTCATAAGTTCTCGTTGTTATCAGTTGATGATTGGAATGACCTGTATCAGATGGAGAGTGATACCATTGAATATAACTACGACCATTATTTTAGTAATGGGTATTTAAAGCAGATGAGAAAATATGAGTAAATGTATTATCATGCATTTCCCATCGTATTCTGGTGGTAAATTTATCGGGAATTGTTTATCATTGAGTAAGCATTGTGTGCCTATGCACAAAAATCATGCTCGGCATTTGATTGATAATCCAACTGATTATGACTATCGATTAAAGTGTGTTACTGATTTGCTTTCAATCAGAGGGGATTGGAGAAGTAAAAGAGAATTTAGTGAATATGATTTATTTGATGATTATGATAATAAGTTAAATTGGGGGGAGAATGATATAGAATCCAATTTTGTTTTAAGAAGTGATATGTCATTTATTGTGACAGCACATTCATTAGAAGAAATTGATGAATTGTTAATCACTTTCCCACACGCTAGAATAGTATCATTAGTGAATGTTAGAAAGTTTTGGGGTATATCATATAAGTTAAAATCGACAAATGAATCCAAAGAATATCAATTTTATGTTGGTGCTGAATGTGAGGAGAAGTACAATATATTAAGAGGTATTGATTGGCCACAATGGAAAGAATTTGAAATGGTGAATTTCAATATTGCGTTAATTGGGGATACGTATTCACAACTTATCAAGAGTGAAATTGGAGAAATATTTAAATGGTATAAATTAAAAAATGAAATATTTGTTTTTGACATGGATGGTAATATCTTTTCAAGAGTTACTTTTTTGAAGGGTATGGAAAATTTGTATAAACAACTACAGTATGTAGATTTTAACGATATAATAATCTCGAAATATTGGGAAGAATATGTGAAAGTACATAATGTAAAAAACTTTGATTTAAGGAAGGATAAATAATATGGGAAAACCATTTGACGTAAGTAAATTTAGAAAAAGTATAACAAAATCAATTGATGGATTATCAATCGGGTTTCATGACCCTACTGATTGGATTTCAACCGGCAACTATGCATTGAATTACCTTATATCAGGTGACTTCAATAAAGGCGTACCATTGGGTAAAGTAACAGTGTTTGCTGGTGAATCGGGCGCAGGCAAGTCATACTTTGCATCGGGTAACATTATTAAGAATGCACAGGAGCAAGATATCTTCGTTGTGTTGATTGATTCCGAGAATGCACTTGACGAATCATGGTTACAGGCACTTGGTGTAGATACAGACCCTGCTAAGTTATTAAAACTTAGTTTATGTATGATTGATGATGTTGCTAAAACAATTAGCACGTTTATGATTGACTACAAGGCTATGGCAGAAGAAGACAGACCAAAGGTATTATTCGTTATTGATTCATTGGGTATGTTATTAACACCAACTGATGTTAAGCAGTTTGAAGCAGGCGATATGAAAGGTGATTTAGGACGCAAGCCAAAAGCACTAACAGCACTAGTGCGAAATACAGTTAACATGATTGGTGCGTACAATGTCGGTATTATTGCTACTAACCACACTTATGCAAGTCAGGATATGTTTGACCCTGATGACAAAATTAGTGGTGGTCAAGGATTCATTTACGCTTCGTCTATCGTAATTGCTATGCGCAAACTTAAATTAAAAGAAGATGAAGATGGAAACAAAGTAACAGATGTCAAAGGTATTAGAGCGGCGTGTAAGGTAATGAAAACACGATATGCAAAACCATTTGAAGCAGTACAAGTTAAAATTCCGTACGAAACAGGAATGAACCCGTACAGTGGATTAACTGACTTAGCAGAGAAACGTGGATTATTAGTTAAACAAGGCAATCGTTTAAAGTATCTTCCTAAAGGAGCAGAAGAAGGTGAAGAAATTCTTATGTTTCGTAAAGCATGGGAAAAGAATACTGATGGTGCGTTAGATACGCTAATGAAAGACATTGGTGCAGATGATGATATAATAGTCGATGATATCCCCACAATTGAAAATATTGAAGTGGATGAAATCGATAATGATTTAAATTCAGAGTTAATGAGTGAATAAAGACTTAACACTTGTGTACAGTGGTGGTTCTGGTGGATTTATTGCATTGCATGGTATTGTGTTATCAGGTATTCATCATGCCGACAAATATGGCATCAATTCTGATGCCAATGACATAATAAATCAATGGGGGTTAATTGCCAAAAATGGGATTAACTCATGGAGAGATTTTGAGATATGGCCAAACAATACAAGAACCAAAGAAAATAACCACTCTCATAAATTATATTACAATTGTAATATTGGTGCAAATGATTTTATAAACATAAACTCCACCAAAGTAGTTATATATACTGACATTACCATGCAGTATAAATTAATGAAATTAAAGAATGCTAATATAGTGTTAGATGAAAATATGGGATATCCATCCAAATGGGATGCATTTTACGATAATATTCGAAAATATGGTTGGGAAGATTGTGCTATGCCATATGATATGAAATATCTTCCGATGTATATTCGAGATGAAATCCATGATAATTATACAAAATCAATAGAGTTCTTTGGTAGTGAAAGTAAAACTCATAAAGATATATTAATTAGTAATGTTTCATTTTATTGTAAATACGCCGATTATAAAATTAGTTTACATGATATTGTTAAAACTAAATTTAGGGTTATGACTGATATGTTGGGGATTCCATATAAGAAAGAACATGAGCAGTTGATGGATATTTGGTTAGGATTGCACCCACAGGATTTACAGATGGATTTATTAAATTATAAGGAAGAAAATGAGTATTGAGATATATTTGGAAATATGGGAGTCAATACAAGAACATATGGTTGACGTGAAGGGGGCGGCTGATGATTTTGTTGCCGTGCTGATTGAGAATGGTATAGATGGTAAAATTATTGCTGACAATACAACAAACGATGATATAAAAAAGGCATTAATTGATTATGATGTTGATGTTGATGTTGATGATGATGAATATGATTTGTACGATGATGATTTATAATGGAACATGGGTGTGATAGGTCATTTTATTGTAACTTTAAGTTTAAGTTTCTTAAAATAGATTTCACGACAAATTCAACATTAAATTGCCATGCTGCAAAACCGCATGCAGTTGATTTTGGGTGGTTATCGGATAATCGTGGGAATTTGTTTAATACTGACATAAGTATCAAAGAGCGTGAAATGATGTTGTTAAATCAACGCAATTCAAGTTGTGAGCAGAATTGTTGGCATATAGAGGATAAGGGTGGCGATAGCCCGAGAATTTGGCAAGGTGGAGAGGAAAAAACTCACACTATCGTCCACACCAACCCAGAAATAATAGATTTGACCATTGGAAGGAACTGTAACTTAACTTGTACATATTGTTGCAAAGAGTACAGTACATCATGGTTAAGGGATGTCATTAATAATGGAGAGTACTTATACACCAATGCTGATTCTGATTTACTAGATAGAAACACGGTGTCGCTACGAGAACAAATTAGTCTGAAAGTTAAACAGAATGAGGTGGTATCAAGTGAAAAATATAAATTACTATTTAATGAGATTGTAACATTATCCCCGATGTTAGAGGAATTGATAATAACTGGTGGCGACCCGTTTATCAATAATGAATTGGGTGAATTGATTAAAAAGTTAAAAATGAAACCTTCGTCGAAGATAATTATTTATACTGGTTTGGGATTTTCATTTGCCAGATTTAAAAAATATATTTCTATGTTTAATGATAATATATCATCTATGATAAGTTTGCGTATTAGTGCCGACGGAATTGGAAAGCATTTGGAATTTAATAGATATGGTATCAAGTGGGATGAGTTCGTGAAAAAGATTGATTATTTGAAGGAACAAAACATAGATTTCGAATTTCAAACTACATTATCAAACCTTTCTGTATTTGGATTTGCCGATTTTTACAAAAAATTTAGTGACTATGGTATTCGATTAACATTTGCGTACACTCCTAGAATGATGTCAATATATGTTATGGATAATGAAAGTAAAAATAGAATCAAAGATGAAATAGAATTTATGCCTGATGATATTAAGAATAGAATTATATCATCGATATCTCCTGAACCATCCGAGACACAACGTATTCAAATAAAGGAATTTTTAGAACAGTTCATTTCTCGCAGAGAAGATTTATCATTGGATATTTTTCCAAATAGTTTTTTAAAATGGGTAGGTATATAGTATGTGGTATGGTAAAGTTGTTAAAGATTTGGGTAATATTCCACCATTCATCGACCATTACAGTAAGGAATTATTGGATGCCAAATCTGAAGTAATTATAAATGGACATGTTGAAACTAACATCAAGGAATTACCTGGTGTAACCGAACAGAGATTTTATCAATTACAAGAAATTGAGGCGGTTCTCAATTTTCTTAATATTGAATTACGTCGTATTAGACGAAAACACTTTAAAAAATATTTAGAAACATACGCTAGGGCATTGAGTAGTCGCGATGCTGAAAAGTATGTAGATGGTGAAGATGAAGTTGTAGATTTTGAACTATTAATCAATGAAATTGCATTATTGCGCAATCGTTGGTTAGGAATAATGAAAGGCTTGGATTCTAAGCAGTGGCAACTTGGTCATATTGTGAAGTTGCGTACTGCAGGCATGGAAGACGTAGTTGTTTAATGTTATCTAATAGACCTAAGTTTGGATTCATTGATGGAACTCTTATTTACAACGCATGGGACAATGATTTTGAAATAATCAGAAGTGGTAGGTTTAATGAGTTATTCACTGAGCAACTTATTGACGAGAATATTAAAACATCGGAGTTATGTATATTTGACTGTACCAATGAAGGAATAGGAACGTCTGATATCGATGATATGGTTGATGCAATTAAGAACGATTATCCTAATTTAGAAATTAGAGTTTTATTCAATATTCCAACCACCAAAAAATTAAATTATCGTTATAATTGTTTTCCCGAGCATATGGTTGCTCATTATGACTTTGTCAGTCATATCAATTCATTGGATGTGAAATGGGAATCACTTGATATAACTAAACATTTTATTTCACTCCAACGTAGAGCATCTGTTGGTAGATTGAAGTTTACCAAACAATTATTGGATAATTTTGATAAAGACCAATATATCCTTAGTTGTGGTAGTCAACCAAACAAGTGGTTAAATGAATTAACTAATCTAAAAGAAGCAATACATCCGTACAAACTTCCTATTTTGATTGATGGTGTTGTTGATACTGATAATAAACAACACTATCACCATGACAATGATTTCTTCAGGTGTATGGTTAACGTGATTGCAGAAACTAGTTCACAAACAGATGATGATAGTTGGAGGGAAGTATTTTTAACTGAAAAAACATTCAAAGCATTTGCGTATAGACAAATACCAATATGGTTCTCTGTCCCCAATACAGTGAATGAGGTTAGGAAATTGGGTTTTGATGTATTTGATGACATAATAGACCATTCATACGACATCATCGAAGATGAAGATGTGCGCAGAAACACAGTTGTTAGTGAACTTAATAAGTTTTGCACTGCTTACCCAATGAGTGAATTGAATGAATTAAGGACTAGTATATGGAAACGTATAAGTAATAATATGATTTTATTGAGGAATTTGAAGTCGACGCATATTATTACAAAATATAATCATATATTAGATTTAATTAAAAATGAGTTTTAGTTCAGCACAAGAAAGTCACCAACACAGTTTAGAAACACTTGAGTTGCTATATGCTTATCCAGATTTTATGGAAAGTGTTAATAGCATGTGTGACATAGGATGCGGAATAGAAGCATTGGATTTAGAATGGTGGTCGACGCGTACATTACAAGACGATGATATTGTTATTCCATTGAACATTAATTGTACAGGCATCGACACACACGAAAAGATATTAGTTCATAACGATAATATTACATACAAGCAACACGACTTTGAAACGCGAATAGATGAAACATTTGATGTATTGTATTGCCACGATAGTTTCCAATATGCACTTAATCCATTACTAACATTAAGTAATTGGCACCACATGCTTACCGAAGGTGGTATGTTAGTAATAAATGTACCAAGTACAACCAACCTAGAATACAATAAGTTAGCATGCTCGCAACCAAGCCACCATTATTATAACTATACATTAGATAGTTTAATTCATATACTAGCAGTGAGCGGGTTCGATTGCGAATCAGGTTTTTTCCAACAGAAAGTTAATGATGATTGGATTAAAGTAATTGTTTACAAAAGTGACATAGCGCCAATGAATCCCAGAACTACAACGTGGTATGATTTAGCAGACAAAGGACTACTTCCAAAGACGGGTGTTGAAAGTATTAATAAATACGGTTATATGAAACGCGAAGACTTAGTTCTTCCGTGGCTTGATTATAGTAATATTTGGTACGGACAATAATATGCAAGTAGCGTTAATTACAGGTGGATTTGACCCTATACACAGTGGACATTTAGCATACATTAAGGAAGCACAAACGTACGGCAGACTAGTAGTTGCGGTCAATAGCGACGAATGGCTAGCACGTAAAAAAGGACGTGCTTTTATGCCATTAAGTGAGCGTGTGGAGATACTACGTGATATCAAAGGTGTACATGATGTAATAGTGTTTGACGATAGTGATGATAGTGCATGTGATGCTATAAAAATGGCCGTACGGTTATATCACGGCGCTACTATTAACTTTTTAAATGGTGGCGACAGAGTTGAAGGGAACATACCCGAGATGGGAACATGTCCTACTTGGATGGATATTAAATTTCATTTTAGTGTAGGTGGCGATGATAAAAAGAATTCGTCGTCGTGGATATTACAGGAATGGATGGCACCCAAAATCGAACGAGTTTGGGGTTACTACAGAGTTATACACGAAACAAGTACACATAAAGTTAAGGAACTTACTGTAGAGCCTGGAAAAACCTTAAGTCTACAAAAACATCAACATCGTAGTGAATTTTGGTTTGTGTCCGAGGGCATTGCTACTGTTGAACAAGGTAGTAACTCACGTGTACTATCTAATAGAGAATACGAAGTACACGAACAACTTACTATACCAATAGATTCGTGGCATAGGTTAAGCAATAATACAGCCAAGCCCGTACGTATTATAGAAATACAGTACGGCGAATGGTGCATTGAAGAAGATATTGAACGCAAGGAGTAAATAAGAATGATTAGAGTATTCATAGGGTATGACCCAAATGAAATAGTAGCATGGCATGTTTTAACACATAGTATTTTAAAACATAGTACTAGCCCAATTTCGTTTATCCCTATCGCTAAAAATCATATTAAAGATTTATACAATAAGCCAAAGCAAGGGTATGAATCAACTGAATTTTCAATGACTCGGTTCCTTACACCGTATCTAAGTGATTACCACGGTTGGTCTATATTTTTGGATTGTGATATGTTAGTTACATCTGATATCACTGAGTTGTGGGATTTACGCGATGACAGATACGCAGTAATGTGCACAAAACATGATTACACACCGAGTACTAGTACAAAGTTCCTGAATCAAACACAATCAAAGTACGAGAAAAAGAATTGGTCTAGTGTTATGATGTTCAATAATGCAAAATGTTGGAAACTTACGCCGAAAGTAGTCAGTAGTGAAAGTGGCATGCACTTACATCAGTTTAAATGGTTAAGTAGTGATGATGAAATAGGTTCTCTACCACTTAATTGGAACTACTTGGTTGGGGAGGAAGAACCATCACGTGAAGTACCCAATCTTATTCATTATACATTGGGTGGACCGTATTTCATTGATTATCGAGATGTTGATTACGCCGAGTTGTGGAATTTATATTATGCTGATATGAAAAATGTGAATTTTAAATAAATAGTAATATCATTCAATTATAAGAGAAAACAATATGGCAATTAGAACAGTTAAAATTATGGGATATGCATCATCTGAGGGAGTTAGTATGACGTTGCGATTGGATTCAATTGATGTATTTGATGGTTCGGTACCAATAGCAACCGAAGCAGTTGAAATCGGAACATTTATCATGGATAGCGCACAAAGTGGTAACTTAGACGGTATAGTTCATGTAATTGGTGGTGATATGACATTTATTGGATTGCAAGCGAATTACATGAAATTAGCAATGGCTGAATTTACCGATGGTGAGGGGATTGTTCATCCGATGGTATCAGAAGATGATGTAGTGAATAACTATCTATATTTCGATAATGGTTCAAATGATTCAAAAATTAACATGAATGTAAATGGAGTTGACCTTGTTCGACTTGATAAGGAAAATCTTAGTGGTAATTGGCATGTTGCTTTGCAGGATGGTGATATTCTAATGTGTGATTTTGTTATTAATGCCCAACCAACGGCAACATCTGTGTAAATATGTTGTTTGTAATATAATGTATTAAAATATGTAATACTCCCATGCTATAATAGTGTATAATACGTAAGTTAATGGCACTTGTAGGGAGTAGTATGAAAAAGGTAGTAGTCCGTAAGGGGACATATCGAGATACACCAATCATCGATGAAACATTCGAGATGGTTCGTGGAATATCAAATAATGCAGATAAAAATGGTTCTTTTATTCTCGTCAAACCGAAGGGTAATATTGGCGCCGGTCAAAAAACAATTCGAATCCAAGTTACTAAACGTAATATACAATACGTAGATAGTATTAATGTTTCTAAAACTAAATTACGAAGTAAAAAGGTTTTAAAAAACACATCAAAGAAGACGATACTAAAACCAACTGTAAAACGTAAAACAGACAAACAAGTAATGCAACGTATTGCTGAGCGGTTTGATATTTTAGAAGAAATGACGAAGGCAACTATTGCGACTGATATCAAGGCAATGATTGTATCTGGTCCACCTGGTGTGGGGAAATCATACGGTGTTGAGAAGCAACTCGAGAAAGCGAGTATGTTTGATGTTATTGCTAGAGTTAATCAAAAATATGAAGTAATCAAGGGTGCAATTACTCCAATTGGATTGTACGCTACGTTGTATAAACACTCGGGTGAAGGCAATGTTCTTGTTTTTGATGACTGTGATATGGTATTGCAGGATGACCTAAGCCTCAATCTATTAAAAGCAGCACTAGATAGTGGTAAGAAACGTAGAGTGTTTTGGAATGCAGATAGCCATCTGTTACGTAGGGAAGGTATCCCGGATTCGTTTGATTTCGAGGGTGCTGTGATTTTTATAACAAACTTGAAGTTTAATCACATTCGTAGTAAAAAATTACAAGACCACTTGGAAGCATTACAGAGTCGATGTCATTATCTAGACTTAACATTAGACACAATGCGTGATAAAGTACTACGTGTAAGACAAATAGCAGAAACAGGTGAATTATTTAATGATTATAATTTGAGTGATTCACAGGGAAAAGAAATCATAACATTCATGGAGAAACATAAGAACGATTTGCGTGAAATGAGTCTCCGAATGGCATTGAAGATAGCAGATTTGCGTATAATTAGTGAAACGCGATGGAAATTACTCGCTAAAAACACATGTATGAAAAATAGTTTTTAACAGGTTCAGTATGTGTTTACTGTGTTATTACTCCCTATAATAGCCTCCCTAAGTAAACACTACTAACAGATACAAGGATTACCTTGTATCACTCGGGTATCGAAGGGGTTGTTACATCCTTTTTTGTTCCTTCGATACCCACCTTATTTATAGAGAAATGATATGAAATTTATAACGAGATTATTAAACAATTATGAAAAAAGCAACAATAGTAGTTAGAGACGAAGTTAACTGTTCTATCAAGGATTTAGACCTTGATATGAGAAAGAAACTTGTACATGCATTTGAATACGAGATTCCTGGTGCAAAGTTTATGCCATCGTATAGATTGGGAAGATGGAATGGCATGGTTTCGTTCTTTAATCTAGGTGGTAGCACATACATCAATCTATTACCCGATATATTGCCGATAATGATATCAGATGGATGGGAAGTCGATGTTGATGATAAACGAACTTACCAACATTCATTTGATTTGTCGGAAGTAGATGCAAACACATACAATCATGTTAAGTGGCCAGAAAAACACCCTGTTGCGGGGGAATCAATTGTGTTGCGAGATTATCAAATTGATGTAGTTAATAATTTTCTAAAAAATCCACAATGCATTCAAGAGATTGCGACTGGTGCTGGTAAGACTCTAGTCACAGCCTCATTAAGTGAGCGAGTTCAGGACTTTGGGAGAAGTATTCTTATAGTTCCGAATAAGAGTTTGGTGATACAGACAGAAGAAGACTATGTTAATATGGGGTTGGATGTTGGTGTCTATTTTGGTGATAGAAAGGACTTTGGAAAACATCATACTATATGCACATGGCAAAGTCTTAATTCATTGATGAAAAACACCAAAGCAGGAAAGGGAGAATTTGCTATTGGTGAATTCCTAGAAGATGTTGTATGTGTTATGGTAGACGAAGTACATAGTGCAAAAGCCGATGCACTCAAAACATTATTAACTGGACATATGGCAAATATACCACTACGATGGGGGTTAACTGGAACCGTACCAAAGGAACAATTTGCATTCCAATCATTGCATGTTAGTTTGGGAAATGTTATTAATAAAGTATCTGCGAAGGAATTACAGGATAAGGGCGTGCTCGCACAATGCCATGTAAAGATTGTTCAATTAGAAGACCATGTTGACCACAGTGATTATCAAAGTGAATTGAAGTATCTATTGACCAACCCTGATAGAT